ATGTTCACCGCCTTCGCCTTCCGCGGCCGCCAACCTTATACCGTTCGCCGGAACACAGCCCAGGGCGCGACCTTGCGCCCGAAACTGGCGAACCGGCCGGATGCGCCGGCTTCCGCCGGGAAGTCCTGAACTGCGGAGCGTCTACGGCCTCATTGGCAACGGATCACGCCGCTGGCGATTTCGTCGTCGATGGAGCGCAGCGCATCGGCATCCTGGTGCATCTGCTCGATCACCTCGAGCAGGCGCTGCGCCAGCTTCGGATCGTTCGCCCGCTCGACGGCGCGCATGACCTCGACCGCAGCCGATTCATGATTGTTCGCCATCTGCTTGAGAGCCTTGCGCAAGCGCTGCTCGGTCCATTTCATCGACATGTCGCTTCACCCAGACTGCATATACGGACCCGCCAGGAACGACAGGCTCGCTTAAGAGCGCCGGACCCGGAACAAGTTCAACCTGCCGTCGCGCCCATGAGGGCGGATTGGGTACCGGAAAGGCAAGCGGAGAAGAGATCGTGAAGCGCAAACGAAAACGCCAGGCACAAGGCCTGGCGCTTCGAAATATGGGGTGGACGATGGGAATCGAACCCACGACACCAGGAGCCACAATCCTGTGCTCTACCAACTGAGCTACGCCCACCATATCGTGAATCGTGCCGGACGTTCCGGCTTCAACCGCAGCGGCCGGACAAGCCGAGCCTGAAGGTGGTGCGGACGGAGAGACTCGAACTCTCACGCCTTGCGGCGCTGGAACCTAAATCCTGTCTCGCACCTCGGAAGCGCTTATATTACAACAGTTTACGCCGACCGCAATCACTTAAACTGTGCCAATCGTGAAATTCCTTTTCACGTTTTCCATTTCCGTGCTTCACGTTTCCGTCACGGTCAATATTCAGCGGTCCGACTCATAGGCCGCAACGCCGGTCCCTACCGCCCGCCATTCGTCCTGCGCCATCCGTGCATCACAGATGAATACCTCGACCTCCCCGCCTTCTTTCGGCTCCGCAGGCCGAATAGCTGCATGCCGGAGAATCGTCTCCATGTCCGGCACGTAGCTGCTCTCCGAACCGTGGAACGACCAGATGCCGAACTTCCCAGCGCTGCCCACCTGGTGGTCGAGTTTCACCGACCAGCCCTTGAATCGAATCACCAGCATCGCCCTGCTCCGTAGGAAAAGGCCGTAGTCTACTCCTAATCCTGACAGGCCTGATTCGCTGCCAGGAGCTGCGCCTCGTAACCGATCCGCTGCAAGCGTTCGGCGAGCAACGCACGGACCTTGGTCTGTAGGTCGTCGCCCTTCCTCAGCCCCGCTGTGGCCCACACCGGAACCTCGACCGACTGCACCCTGCATGGCACCGCCACAGGCACTTCTACGCGCACCGTGCGCGGCTCAGGCTCGACCTGGCCGGCGCATCCCGCCAGCGCGAAAACCAACCCCAGCACCTGCACCACCTGCACCTTTCGGCTGCACCTGCCGGAAATCGCTGCACCTGCAGTCTCTCGCCACGCCTGCAGCTTCATAGACCTAACTCCTGATCGATGACCACTTCGGCTGCCAGGCACTGATCACCAGCGGAGCGCTCACGCAACAGGCGTTGTGCCGCGGCATACTGCTCCGCGGCCTGCTGCCGCCCCTGCTCCACCGCAAGGGCTGCCTCCCTGGCGCGCTGCTCACCAGCCTGACGCAGCGCGGCAACCTGTCGGACCTGCTCCGCCACTGTGGCCTCCAGGCTGCCCCGGGCGGCACGGCAGGCAGCCAGATCCGCGCTCGCGGCATCCAACTGCGGCCGGTAGTGCCGCGCGCCGAGCCAGACACCGCCAGCGGCTCCCACGCCGATCAGCAGCATGCAGCCCAACACGATCGAGACAACACGGGCGGAGATCACGACAGCACCCTCTTCGCCCGCTCCCACAGTTGCAGGCGCTCCGCCTGGCCGTTGAGTCCACCGTTGATCCGGCGGGTGATGGCGGCGAAATCGCCCCGGTCGGCCAGTTCGTTCAGGCCGTGACTGGCCCACCACCAGGCCGCCGAGATCGCCGCCCACTCCGGTTGCTCGAGCAGTTCGGGTTCCTGCTCCAGCGGCTGGCCCAGCCCGGCGCCGGCGGCGCGGTAATTCGACCGGCCGGTGACCTGCAGCAGCCCGCGCCCGCGGAAACGCCAGCCGTCGCCGGAGTCCTCATCGCCGTTCCCGTTGCGCGAGGCATAGGCGTTGTTGGCAATGGCCCGAGGGTTGCGCGCCAGCCGCAAGGCCAACGCGTTGGGCTGCCCGTCAGGGCCGAGATAACGGCTCGGCCAGGTCGCCGCCAAGCCTTGGGCGCTGTAGTTGAGGTTCTCCACCAGCCGGGTCAACTGGCTGCTTTCGTGGCCTACCTGAGCGAGGAACGCCGCGATCCGCACCGGCGAGGTAATGCCGAAGCGCCCCATGGCAGCATTCAGTGCGGGCACAAAAACGCCGGCGCGAGGGCCGGCGTTCGGGAGGATATGCAGCAACTGCTGCTCGGTGATTGGCATTCTCATTTCTCCAAACTACGGTATCATTCGCGGCTTAATGCGCGACCCTAATGGAAGGGAATTCTTAAAGATGCACGGTACGAAATTGGTTTACCGGCCCGACATTGACGGGTTGCGGGCGATAGCTGTAATTCTCGTTTTGCTCTTCCATTTTAATCTCGGCGTGCCAGGCGGATTCATTGGAGTTGATGTCTTCTTCGTCATATCCGGATACCTGATTACAGAGGTAATCAAAGTTGGCTGCTCATCTGGAAAGTTCTCGTTTGTCGAGTTCTATGCTCGACGTCTGATTCGGCTGCATCCCGCGCTGATAACCACCGTCACCATATGTATGGGCGCTGGTTATATTATAATGGACCCAGCATCGCTCTCGTCGCTGGCTTCTTCTGCCCAATACGCAGTATTCGCCTCTTCAAACGTCTTCTTCTGGCTTAATTCTGGGTACTTCGACGCATCAGCACATACACAACCTCTACTTCATACTTGGTCACTAGCAGCCGAATGGCAGTTCTACCTGGTATGGCCTTTCGTTGTATGGGCATCGCTCAAGGTTTCAGAACGATTCCTGGCTTTTCTCTTGGCCGTCATTGCCATCACTTCCCTGGCTGCATCCCAATACATGCTGACAGTGGACGCGACGGCATCCTACTTCCTGATGCCGTTCCGGGTATTTGAGCTGGCGTCCGGTGCATTAATGGTCTATGCCACAAGGGTCAGGGTTGGAGAAAAACTAGAGTCGCTGCTACTTGCCCTCGGCATAGTGCTTATTGCTGCATCTGCTTTTATGCTTGACTCTGCATCGCCATTTCCAGGCTTAGCAGCCTTGCCCCCTTGCATCGGTACTACCCTCTGCATTTATGCCGGGCGCTCGACGCTCGGAGGGGTATTGCGCACAGGTCCAATGGTGTGGATAGGCGTGATTTCCTACTCGCTGTATCTTGTTCACTGGCCAATCTTGGTATTTTATAAATACTTTGTATTCAGAGAAATAACGTTAGCGGAAAGCATTGGACTGCTTATCGCATCAATTGCTGCCGGCTGGGCCATGTACGCGCTGATTGAACGTCGACTCATGCCTGGCAAAGTTAAGAGTAACGCAGCCCGCTATACAGCATCCGTGGCGATGACGGCTGCCGTGTTCGCAGTCTCTTGGTCCATCGTTGCCAGCGGCGGGTATAGCCAGCGCATCAATGCAGAATATGCGGAAGCTGTGAGCAATCCCGCTGATTTCAGAACAAAGAATTATGGCGGGTACGGGTTCAAATCGGATGGGGTTATCGGAAAGAAAGAAGGAGTTGATGCATACCTGCTTGGGGATAGTTTCTCTCTCCAGTATGCGTCTGGGTTGGACAAAGCCCTGGCGTTGAGCGGGATTGCCCTTCAGACATTGAGCAGCAATGGATGCTTCATTTCCAGCACCTACACCAGGCTACAAGATAATCGGCCAAGACCAGACTGCCTGGATCGCTACGCGAGATCAATGCGCCTGATGGCGAATGACAGGAAGCCCCTGTTATTCGCGCTTCACTGGACTGGCTATCGCGACAAAACTGCAAGAGCATCGGGGGAGCTAATAAACTTGCAAGACGACGATAAATTCGCTGAATTTCTGGCTGAAAATTTGCAGACGCTACGCAAGGATGTTGGTGATCGCCCGCTCATAATCATCGGCAGCCAACCCTTCCTATCCTCGATCAAGTCAATTTCCGAATGCCTGCTTAGGCCTAATTTCATCCATCAGCCATGCATAGACTCGATGCGATACAAGGTCAGCCAGGCTGAGGCGTTCAAAACAAACGAGGCGCTCAAGAAAGTCGTTTCTGGGATGCCGAACACGTTCTTTTTGGACCCCTCAGTCTCATTATGCAAAGAAGGTTTCTGTGGACCTACCATAGAAGGTAAGCTTATATATTCGGACAACACCCATCTCTCCCTAGATGGGTCAGAAATAGCAGCAAGACAAATAGCCAAGCTGCTTGACTCGATCATAAAAGGATGAACGAAAGGGCCTGGCGCTAGGCCCTTTCTATTTAAGTATTGAAAGGAGTGAACAGTACTCGCAAGGAAACGTAACCGGTCTGTGTGCTTGTGCCGGCATTGCGGACAATTTCTCCCGTCACCGACGTCGCGGTTTCCGCAGTAATCCTGAAAATGAAATCGGTACTAGCCTGAGCGTTCTCCCTGCCTCCGTAAGCCGAAAACTGATATTGCTTAGTCCCGTTAGAGAAGCATGCAGGGATCGTGTAGCCGCTGAAATCAAACGTGACTGAGGTAGTGCTAGGGTTGGCAACAGTTCCTGTAGTTGAAAGCAGTGTTACAAGTTCAAGAACATCAGTGCTCCGGATAACCGCTTTGTTGGCAGTCGTATTATCTATGTAGCGGACTGGGCTATTTACAAAACGGTTACCTTCAAGGAAAAGCTTGGGAACAGATGTTGCTGTGTTGGCTGTGTTCACAACAAATCGGGTTGCCCCTCCTTCGATAATATTATCCTTGATTATGTAGTTGCCGGCATTATTGGTTGTATTCCCAAGCTGAATTGCCCCATTAACCGATGACGAAAATGTGTTTCTTGAGATCTCTATGTTCGGTTGCTGGAAAGCAGGAGCTGATATTGTATCGGTTGGCGCAAAATATATAGATTGTCTAAGAGCAGATTTGAATCTGCACCCACTAATTCTCGCGTCTGAATTTCCGGTAAATACCACGCAAAACTGACCATTCCCGCCATTAAAAGCCTCCAAATTAAACTCGCAATCTTCAATAATTACCTCTCTTGCTGCGAGTAGTCCTTTTACCGGAGAGAATCCAGTAGCGTTGTTCATTGAGCCGAAGACAAGGAACTTGTCACCCTTGACGGAGTTGCGGAATGTCTGCTGCCCAAAGTTGTAGAACACCGACACGCCCGAGGATACCTGCTCGTTCGTGTTAAGGCTGTGCACGTTGCCGTGGCATAGGTAATCGGTGGTGTAGGTGGTCAGTGACACAGAGCGCGTGGAGAGGTTCACAAAGGTGTTATTCGACACCACCCCTCGACGGCCTGCGAAAACCATCACTCCGTGACTTATGTTCTCGAAGTAGCAGTTTGTAACGCTGATGTTCTCATGGCCGAAGTTTCCTGTTCCTGGCGGGAGCGTGTAGCCAGCCTTCAGAAGCCCTGTATTCGGATCTGTTGGCGACAAATCAACGTTCACACTAGTAGAGTAACAGAAGATGCGGACGCCGTAATTCGCGTGCCCTGCTTCTGTCTGCGAAGAATAGAACCGGCATCTGTCAACAAGGCAATCTCGCGAAGCAGCCCCGAAGTCAATTGCACTAAAATCGAGATCGGTGAACGAGCAGTCGCGAATAACGACATCCTGCGAGGTATGGAACTGCAATGGTGTTGCGTCCGCCCAGCGCCCCGCGCCTTGTGGTCCCGAGCCAAACGGATTGCCGGAGCGGAAACTCAGGCCAAGAACCCGAACATTTCGCACAGTAGTTGCGAAACTGGTATAGCGACCGTTTGCGCCGGGTATATCCGTCGTTCCGTCTCCGAATATCATCATCGGCAGTGGGCCGGTATAGTTCACAATCGTCGCGCCGTATCCGACTATCGTGACTGCCGAGACATTCACGAAAGCGCCGACTTTGGTTCGGCATGGGAAAGTGTAGCCGGCGGGGAATACGAGGACGCCGCCTCCGTTGCTGACAAGTTTTGTAATTGCGGCGGCAATCGCTGGCGCCCAGTCCCACGTCGCCGGATCGCCCGGTGATGGCTTGTCGGTGACGTACTCTGCAAATTCGAAAATTCCGAACGGCGCGGCATCGAGCGCGGTACGGGCAGTTTCTGTCTTACCGGCCAGCCTGGTTCTGGCCCATCCGACTAGATCACCCCCGTCATGCTCCGCCAGCGACTGGCGCAGCGACCGATCTACCTGGGCAACCAGAAGCTCCTGGTCGGTCGCCCAGTTCCCGGTAAGCTCAACGGGGAATGACGCCGGCAGTTTCACGCTGTAGAGATTCCCGTCGCGCTCGATGAGTTGGGTCGGGCGATCTACGGTCAGCGTTGAGCCATCGACGTACACCAGCGGCGGCAGCTCGAAGCCGGAGTTGGCGAGGAAGTCGTTGACCTGCTGTTCGACTCCAAACCAGGTTTTTCTGGAGACGCCGAAACGATCATTCCACGTGGTATTCACCCGGTCGTTCATCGCTGCGTCTAAGTTTTCGGAGTTGTCGTACAAGTCGCGCGGGTCTTTGGAGCCAAGCGGGTTGCCGGTGGCATACGTAGTCATGCAAATTCTCCAAGCATGAAAAAGCCCGCTCTTTGGCGGGCTCTGGATTTGTGTGTGCGGTCAGTTGGGGGCGCTGGCGTTGTCGTAGGTGTAGACTTCGGGCGCGTAGTTGACTGCCTCTACTGACGCCCCATCTGTGCCGCTCGGGCTGATTGACGTGATCAGCGCCGGATAGCTCCAGCGGTTGACCGGACCAAACAGAAGATGCGGCGGCTCGATGCTCCACGAGGTGTCTGGCTCGAAGTCCAAGCCAGTGATCGACAGCCTATAGTCATCGATGCGCGTCGCGGCGTATGGACCTGAAAGCGTGCCATCTGGCCGGCGAATACCAACCACATGCGCGCCGCCAGCGGACCAGTCGAACGGCTCTGACGACTCGATGATTCCGTTGTCGTAGCTCAGCATCAGCGCGCTCTGGCCGTAGCCTGGCACGTCGTCTGCGACATGACAGAACGACATGAAGCCCGAATTAAGCGCATCAAGCTCGGTCGCCCAGCGATACGCCCAGCGGCGGTGCTTGTGCGCCATCCGCTGCCGCATTCCGAGGCGCCAAGCGCGCGTCCTGCTAGTGATGCCCTCTGCTGTCAGCTTCTCGACCTTGCGACCGATATCGCCCGGCAGGCGGCACTCGACGGTCTCCACCGCCCAGGTGGTTTCGTCGACGTACTCCACATCCACGCCGTCGAAGTCATCCGGGCCGACTGCGGAGAAGTCGCGCTCCAGCTCCTCGGTCATGTTCTGCGGCGTGTACAAGTCGGTTTTCGGCGCGAACGTCTGTTCCGGCGCGTCGCGGATCTCGTCACGGGCAGCGGACAGGCGCCCCCGCTCGATGGTCAGGTCCGCAAAGCCGGCTTTTAGCGCATGGCCAATGATCTGCTTGACCGTGGACGCGGACTCATACGCCATGTCGAATGTGTCGCCGCGCTGCGCCCATAGGGCTCCGAGGCGATCCAGTTCGGCGAAATCCAGGTCGTCATCGGTATAGCCGATGGATCGTGCAACGTAGGCCACGAACGGCACGATATCGCGCGTCGGCGTCTCGATATCCCATGTGCCGTCACCGGTGCGAACCGGCAGCACGCGCGTGACCTCAGCGGAAATCAGCTGCTCTGACTGTGCGGCCAGGCGGTTGCCGCCCTTGACGCGCACGGCCATCACCGTGACGCCCTCGTATGCGGTCGGCGCCTGCAACTTGGCGCGCAGCCCGTACCATTCGACGCCATCGATGATCTGCGTGCTGTCAGATTTCGCGCCGATGCGCCTCAGCCGCACTTCGGGGCGCATCATGCTCGGCAGCGTCAGCGATTCGGTGTATCCGAGCTGATCGACCTGCGCGCCACTGTAGGTTTTCCAGACCGACGTCCAGGCACCCGCTACCGCAGCGTCGCGGTACTGCATCTCAACGGTCACGGATATCGAGTATTTGCGCCCCTTTTTGTCGACGCCGCACAGGCCGCCGGGGAACATCACGTCCCACTCGATATGGCTGGCCACCTCGTTCGGCGGGCAGGCCATGAACGGCCCGGTCCAGTCGCCCTCCTGCGTGGATGCGTCGAGGCTGATCGAGGCGTCGGTACTGTTGAAGTCATCGAATCCCGGCCATGCGACCGGATCAGGCGCGCCGGCATCGGTCAGTCGCTCAACCGAGATGGCCGACGTGCCGGCCGCGACGATGCGATAGCGCAGGCCGGCATAGCCCACGCTCAGGCTCGCAGTCCCGTCCGGCAGCGCGGCCACGGGCGAGCCGTCAGGATAGTTCAGGGTCATCTCATCCGGCGCATCGACGCCGGGCGTGTAGCTGTGCACCACGAACGAACCGGCATAGTCGCCAGCCACCTCAATGACCATTCCCGCAAACGGCGCCATCCAGGCGAAGCTGCCTTCGATGATGTCTCGATCCGGCCCGCCGTCGATGACGGTATAGGGGCGCGGCGCTTCAATGCGCACGATCATGCCTGGCGCCCAGCCCGCCGGGAACGATCCGGCACCGGACGGAATGGTGATGGTGTCGCCGCTGAAAATGTAGCTGGTGGCCGTAGGCTCTGGGTCGACGGCGTAGGTTGCCGTCAACTCAAGGCCTGCGGAGCCGGTCGAGGTCGCGCCCACTTCGTCAGCCGAGTGCCACCACTCTGCGGCGCTCTCGCCTCCCAGCGATTGGCCGGGCTGGTAGATCGAATATTCCGCGTCGCTGCCGAGGGAAATCAGCGGCGTATCACCGACGAGTATGCGGCTGGCCGGAATCTCGAATTTGCCCTTGCCGATGCACAGCAGCATTTCCACCCACTGGTCACGCGGTGCCGAAAAGAAGCGATGCGGCGGCAGCAGGTAATCCGGGTAGACGCGGCGCTTGCCGGCGACTTCGCGGATTGGGTCATTGATGCGGACTTTGTTGCCCTTGGCCGACGCCTCGTTGAGCGCATCGCCTCGCCCCACTCCGCCGCCGCCTTTCGTCTGCGGCTTGGGCATTAGCGCGACGACGAGCACCGCAGCCGCCACTGCGACGGCCGCATAGACGAGCATCGCGGTCGCGCTGACCGGCTCCTTCGGCTCAGGTGTGATATCCACCACATCATCCGGCGTAATGACGAAACTATCCCACTCCTCGGACGGAACCATGGCGCCATTCACTTCGAACGAGATCGGATGAACCTCGCGCTCCGAATAGCTCGCCACATTGGCGCGCAACCAGGCGCCGATGGTCATCGCCGAGCCGATGTGATGCGTCTCCAGCGGCTCGCCTTGGAGCTTTGACGGATAAATCCGAATCATGGTTTTTCCCTGAAATAGGCCACTTTGGCAAAGCGCGCCTCGAACCTTGGAACGCTGGACCAGCTCGGGCCGGTCTTGCTGCCGGTGTCGAGCACGGCCAGGCGCCCGTCGATCTCGACGACGATGGCGATATGCACGCAGATGCGTCCGCGCCAGACTGTCGCGACCGCGCCAGGCTCAGGCCGGCACTCCTCGAACTCGGTCGCCGCCTGCTTAACGCAGCGCGTGAACTCGGCGGGCATGGTGTTGCGCACATGGCCGAAGGCCGGCAGATCGCCCTTGCCGAACACTTCCTCACGCACCAGGCGCACCAGGCCGTAACAATCCACGAACGGCAGGTCGCGTCCCCCGTCCCGATATGAGGACGAGAGGTATTTGTCGAGCCAGGTCATAGGTAACGAATGCCGGGGGCGAAGTTGACGGTGTAGAGGTCGCGCGGGAACGCCGTGTTGATGAGGTCGAAGAAGCCGGCCTCCACCTGCACGGTTGAACCCTTGATCTTGCCGCTCAGCACTGTCGCGCGATAAACCTGATCGGACGGCGCCGTTAGATCGCTGGCGAGGTAGGTTCTGAAGGTCAAGAACACCTTCTTCTCCGCCTCAAGCGCCGCGTCAATCTTGGCTTGCGCCTCCCCTGTCACGTTATCTATCGCGAAACTTAGGTTCTGCGCGCCGCTGCTGGTCTTCTTCGGCAGCGACAGGCCAATGCCCGACGCCTTGAACGTCAGCTGCCGGCCGTCCTCGGTGATGCAGTGCTGATCCTCGAACCCTTCGGCCAGCAGGATCGGCTCTGCCCATGCCTCGCACGCCAGCTCCAGCGTATAGAGGATGGTTTCGCCGCCAGAGGCATAGACTTTTTCAAGTACTGTCATTGCGGCCACTCCTCGTTCACACCCGAGTCAAGGGCGCCCATGTGGGTCTGGTAGGGGGATTCGGGCCATTCGCGGTTTAGGGCGAGGTCGATGAGGCTCTGCCCGGCGATCAGGCCGGGGAATTTGCCCCAGCCGGGCGCCAGAATCGGCCGCTCGCGCAGCTCCAGCTCAGCCGAAAACCGCCAGTGGCTTTTGCCGACTAGCGCCGGGCCTTGGTAGATATCGGTGAAACGCGCGGCGTAATTCTGGATGCCACCCTCTGGAGTCTTCAGCGGACAGTCGAACCACTCCGAGCCTGACTTCAGCGCATCCTCAAACCATGCCTCGAACAGCTGCGCCTGAACGTCATCGAGAATCCACGCGACCGAGGCCATAGTCGGCACCGACGTAAACCGGCGCCGCTGCCTGGCTCGACCGCTCTGCATCTCCGTGCGCTGCATGGGGCTCACCGCCTGGAAGGCATAGCCCTCGCGCAGCGGAAGGGGCAAATACTCGCGCGGATACTCGATCATTGCCCTACCCCTTGCAGTCCAAATTTCCGGCTAATCGCTTGCTGCGCCTTGCCGTCGCTCATGATGTTGCTCACGAAGATATCGATGACGTTCTGTCCGTTCTCCTGCCGACTGTTTACCGTTCCAGCCTTACTGGCGTCTTCGTACAGGTTCACGACCGGGGCGCCAGTGCCTCCCGACTGAATGTCACTCAGGGTCTTGTCGAGCTTGGCGCTGGTTTCGGCTGTGGTTACCCGCTCGCCCTTTTCCAGCAACCAAGTGCCGGTCTGCGGGATGGAGTCAATGCCCTCGTGCGCCATGCCAGCAAGGGCGTACGCAGCAACTCCGGCAACCATTGGAGCGGTGATGCCGGCAGCCGAAGCAGCCGCCGCCGGAGCCAACAGCGGGCCTACGATTGGGATTGCAGCGGTGCTCGCAAATGCCGCCAGTTGAGCCTGGAAGGCAGTTGCTTGTGCGTTCGCGATGAGAGTAGAGGCGGCGCTAGCCTGAGCAGCTTTCCCGCTCACCAGTTGCACCGCCTGATAGACCAGCCATTGGGCTGCCATCTGCGCAAGCGCGTTGATGATGCTCGTGGCCATCGTCTGCGCGATGTTCTTGAAAACATCGGCAAGACTTTCGCCGTCCATGATCATCGAAGCGATGCCGTCTCCTACAGCAGAGGTGAGCCCGTCCAGCGTCTGCGTGGTGAAGTCGGCAGCTTGCTGTTGATAGTCCGTGGCTGTGTCGCGGTAGTTCTCCCAAGCCGACGTTACGCCGTCCAGCCAGTTGCTTTGAGCCTCATCCTGCGCAGCGTAATACTCGTGCTGGATTTCCAAGCGCTCAGCGAGAGCCTGGCGCAGCATGTCCGTTTCTTGGTCGTAGAGTTCCTTGCTGATTTCGGCGCTGTTGAACTGCTTCTGGAGATCGGCAAGCTGTTTGTTGTAGTCCTGCTGGATCTCCAGGTCTGCCCGCAGTCGCTCTCTCAGCTTGTCGCCGCTTCCAGATCCCGCCAGTTCAATCGCAAATCCTGCCCGAGCAGTTGCGTTCGATTCATTGAGCGTTGCACGGAAAGCCTGCGCCTTCGCCGCATCCTCGTTCGCCTGCTTTAGCTGCTTCAGGCGGTCAAGCTCTTCTGCCAAGCCATTCAAGCGTTTCTGCTGCTCGGCATTGATTCCAACCAGCTTGCCCGACTCAATTTCGAACTGAAGCTTTGCTACCTCGGTGGCGTCCTTGCGTTTATCCACCTCGGTGTTGATCAGGGCGATCTGACGTTCGTAGTCCTGAGCGGTGGAATCTATCTGCCCCTGGAGCTTCTTCTGTGCTGCCTCAGCAGCCTTAGCAGCGGCCTCTAGCCGCTTTTGCTCGTTGGGGTCCACTCCAGAACCGGTTCCATCAGTTTTCCCTTGTCCTGGATTGGCAGCAGCAGCGGCTGCTTTTGCGGCCTCTTGAGCTTTTTTTACATATTTCTCGAAATTCTCACCAATCAGCGGAGACTCAAGGTTCTCTCGAATCTTCCGGCTAGCCTCATCGGCAATTGCAAACTGGGTTTTAGCCTCATCCGCATATTCGGCAGCTTTCTTCGCATAATCATTGCCAAGATCACCAGGCAGCTTTGCAAGCAGGTCAAATAGATCAGCCCCTAGCGAATCAAGATGATAAGCGCCAGTAGCAAAAACACCGACAACAAGATTCGCTGCCGAATCAAATACCCTGACTATCCCATCGCCAACATTGCCAATAAATGCTGCGACTTTGACGATTGATTCGCCAGTGTCTTTCGCTGACTTGCCTAGACCATCAGTTTTCCCGATAGCCGTATTCATGTCTTTCGTGAATTCGCCAAGCACTGGCAGAAAGAACTCCACCAAATTATTTTTGAAGCCAGTGACATTCTGGTTAAGTTCTATGAATTCCTTAGATAGCTCTTGAGAAACGACTATGGTCTGAACGCTTAGTATTGCTCCGGCAGCCTCAGCGGCATCTCCTAAAGTCTTGAACTCCTTCCCATTCTCTTTTAGAAGTGGCAATAGTCCTGTTGCATCACTGGCGATAGCCTCAAGGTAGAACGTCATCTCACTCTGAGAGACGTTTGCTTTCTCCAATGTTGAGACATAAAGCTGAAGCGCATCAGCGCTATTGAGCTTCCTGAACTGATCGGCTGTAACACCAACCTTCGGCGCAACACGGGTAAAGAAGTCTTGCATCCCGCCGCCGCCGGTGTTCAGAAAATCACCGACCTTATCATTCACATCCTTCAGGATGTCTGCGAACTTCTCTTGGCTGATCCCAACCGTGGATGCACCAGCGGCTAGCTTTTGAAACGTCGTCGTATTAAGGCCGGCGACATTAGACAGATTGACTATCTCTTTAGAAGCCTGCGCGGTTCCAGTGGCAAGCTGCTTCATCGCGCCAGGAATCCCAGCGATGAAGTCGCCGGCGAATCGGCCAACCACCTCGCCAGCAGCAATCGCAGAGACTTTTATTTCGTTGAAGCTTTTCTGAGCCTTCCTGCTGGCCTGATCCAAAGGCCCAGTGAACCCGCCAATCTTGGCGATGAGATCGAGCGTAAGCGTCCCCAGGCTGCGTGATGCCATTGCGGGCTCCAATGAAAAAGTCCGGAACGATCCGGTCAAAACGAAGGGCTAGGCCCAGGTCTCAAGGGCCTGATCTAGGCTGATTGCGGGCTCTTCTTCATGCGGCATGAAGTCGTACAACTTGTACGTCTCCTTGCTATGCGAGTTGGCGTAGAGCGCAGCAAGCAATGCCGAGCCGCGCTCTACCCTCATGCCAACATGGAGGCTCCCCCGCTTGTCCCGGAACTTGCACCAGCTCAGGAACTCCCTGTAGCTGAGGCGAGACTTGGCTTCCGCAATGGTTCTGCCGCCAATCCCGCACATAACCAGCTCATGCCACACCTCATCTAGTTCACTGAGCTGGTCGTCTTTCCCAAGTTGTTCACCTCGGCGATAACGGTGAGCAGGGCGATGGTCAGGTTTCCATCCAGGGCGCCACGACCGGGATCAGCCTCGCCGGTGATATCTGCCGGCGTGAATACCGGCCTGCCCTCTTCGTCCACGATTGACGCAGCGATACGTCCTGCTACGCCATCGACCTTGCCATTCATCGCAAGGAGGTCAGAGACAGCGGTGCTGTACGACAGGGGCCGGACGTAGACGGTGGCGGTCAGTTCCTTATCGCCCTGCTTCCAGGTGATCTCTTTTTCGATAGGAGCCCCGGTGAAGGCGCCAGCCTCTTTTAAGGAATCAATCGACAGATGCATGACCACTCCTTAAGCGGTTTTGAGAACCCAGGCGGAACCGCCGGAGCGCTGAATGGTTGCGGTAGAGGTCACTACAGCGTTGGCTGCGAAGTCGAACGGGAAGTCGCTCACATAGCCGCGGAAGACGAACCAAGTGCGCGTCGGTGGCAGAACGAAATCCCAGTCGCCGTTGCTGTCCTGAGCCTCGGTGGGTGCAATGCCGATTCCGTCAGACCAGCCAACCGCAAAAGCGATGCCCTGGTCGATCTGGTCGTCAGACTCGGACAGTTGGTAGAGGCGGATATGGGAACTGTTGCGCGGGTCAGCGTTGAGGGTCAGCGAAGCCTGTCCCGGCGTGCGTAGTCCGCGCAGGTAGCGCCGAACAGTTTCGCTAAGGCATGTGGTTTCGATCTGGTCGGCGGGGTTGCCGCCGGGGTTGAACGCGGTTGCGCACTCGACCTCGATTACTTCGTAATCACCAGTCGGGCTGCCGCTAGAATCTCTGGACGGAACCAGGGCATAGATCTGGGTTCCTTGAGCCAAAATTGCCATTGTGTTTCTCCTGTGGCGGGTTTCTTGAAGCACAAAAAAACCCGCTCAAGGCGGGTTGGTCGGTATTGGTTGGTCTATCGCTGGACTATCCAGTCGACGTCAAAGCTGACTCGGTAGGTCTTGGTATCAGGGTCAACAGATTCCCCTCCCCAGCGGACCACATAGGCTGAAAGCTCAATCGCATCCCTGATGGCCTTGGCGGCATCTCGAGCCTCCGCAGCAGTGGCCGAAAAAATGTCCACTTGGATGGTGAACCCATCGGCGTCAGGGCGGCCCCATAGGTAGTTCTCTGGCGATCCCGATATGGTCTGCCATGTTGCATACGGTTTGACGACGAGCTGGGGGGCCAGGCCAAACTGATAGATCCTCAGCGGGGACGCGCCAAGGATCGCGGTAACAGCGGGGCTAATCGAGCAGGCCTTAAAGATTGGGGGATACATACTCACACCTGCGCAGCCTTCTTAGCTGCTCGCTTGATGGCTCTATCTATGCCTTTCTCATACTCAGACACGAAGGTGCTTGTGACTTCTGCGATGTTGTCTGCCAGAGCGCTTCGCATGAAAGGCTGGGCTCTCATCTCTTCTGTCCCGAACTCAAGAAGTCTCCAGTGCGGCGTCGGGGCGTTCGCAGACTTGTCCGAGCGCTCACCTTTCTTGGGAAGAACGGCACCATGCAGAACGCCAATCCTGAATCCTAAGTCGCCCGTGCGTTTGAACAGGCGGCCGTTCCAGCGCAACGCGATATTGTCGGAAATGCTCCTGCCGGTTCCCGGATCGTCGATTTTTTCCGCGCCTTGTTTGGCTGCTTGCACTACGATCATTGCGGCCTTACGCAAAGCGGCGCGCCCTCCTCTCCGCTTCACGTCCTCCGTAACGGAGTCCAGCTTTCCAAGCAGGGAATCCAGACCGGTGATGCTGAACTCGACGCCGTCAGCCATGGACTCTCCGGAACGCAAAGCTGGTGATGCCTTCTCGGCCAAGTTTCGACTCCTGGTCGTTTAGCTCGACACATTCGAAACCTTGACGCTCGCACCATCCGATCAAACCGTGCATCGTGTGGTACCAGATATGCTCACCCGGCTTGTAGTGCTTGGAGGACAGGCAGTCAGCCTGATCCTTATAAATCGGCATCGACACGAACAGCCACTCGCCAACATGGTCGAGCAGCTTCTCCGGCTCGGGAATGTGCTCCAGGCTGTCCCAGCAGGTCACGGCCTCTGCGTGGTGCTGGTACGGGTCGTAGTAGCGCTCCTGCGCCCTCAGCCAAGCCACCGCTTCCTGATTCACGTCAAAGCCCATCGCGCCGGACTCTGTGACGAAACGGCCTCCGCCGATACCGATGTCTACCACCTGGCCGTCAAAGTGACGGCGCACCAGATCAATACGGGCCTGGGTCAGCGCGGCGCCCATCGGGGTAGCATCGAGCACCTGATACTTCTCGAAATACGGCCCGCTATAGTCCATCGGCGGGCGCGGGTGGAAGCCCATGCCAAGCTCTTCAGACCAGAGCAGGCAGTCGGTCAGCCCAGGCGGCAAAGCGTGCGTCATGATCGGCGATCCTTTTGTCACAAGTGTGCTGTTTCAGGGTGCAGCGGCAGAACCTGTCGGGGACCGCGAAGGTGATGCGGGACAGGTCCATGCACTTGTCGGTGATGTGTTCTGGCGAGTTGTATCCGCCCTGGCCGCCGCAGATGATCCAGGCCGGAACCTTGGCGGCGATACTGGCCGGAACGATCCAGCCGATGCCGCCAATCACTGCGTCGGCGTATTGCAGAAGGGCAAGTAATTTCTCAACCGGCAGTTCACCCTTATGGAACTGGATGTCTGCCGGAGGAAGTGGATCGATCGCCCACTCCTTGCCCGGTTCCAAGTCCGCCACGGAAACCACTTTCCAGCCCCTGCAGCGCATCTCTGCGGCAGCGCTAGCGATGTACTCAGGAAGAGGGTTGCGCGTGTCTGCACGCCACTCAGCGCGAACCGTGGCCGGGCGGACCATCACATAGCGGCCTTCGACCGGTGATGGACCGAAGTCTGGCAGATCAAACGCACCCGGTTCGCACCGGAACGCTTGGCGCAAGCCCTGGATGATCGGCATCTGGCCGTAGGCGATTCGGAGCCGACCGCCACCGAATGGCTTATGCCACTGCGCCGGGCGCTGGACGTTCTTCGCCTGCGTGCGGAGCTGGGTACTCGGACGCACGCATTTCACATCGATGTCTGCATAGAGCTGGGGCCACGGCGTTTCGAGATAGGCTCCAAGGTGCTTCTTCACGAATGCGCGGGCGTAGATATTGTCACCAAGGCCAAGCATTCCGCGGATGAACAAGTGACCTCCTAGCGTCCGTCCGTCAATCCATCAGAGCAGCGCAGTCTCCATTCACGCCGAGCGGTGACATCGGTCTCTGCGCTGGTGATGTTGTAGACCCGGCCATCCCAGATGACCCGCCAGGTGTAGAGTTCCAACCGCTCAACGGGGAACCATCGACAATTGATCCTGGCAGTGGTCTCCGCCTGCGTAGCATCGGCAGCGATCAACTCGCGACCTGGGCCAGTCAGAACCTCGGCGGGCAGGTCGGCGCGACCGGAGAACAGAACGGTCTCCCAGGTCGTCACCATTTCCCCCGTATCAGGGTCTTGTGTTTGTACCTGCCGCTGAAACTGAATGCGGTGGCGCATACGGTAGGCCAGCATTCAAACCCCCAAGCCGCATCTGTACGGCATCAGCTTCACTTCGGCCGCCTTGCGCAGAGTTGCGATTTCTTCTGGAGCAGCCTGATAGCTGGCCTGAAGCAAGAGAAGCACTCCGATGACCACGCTAGGCGGAATGCCTGGCTCGCTGCTGACTACCTCACTGCTCTCTTCGCAATTGCAAAGGCCATCAAGAGACTGGCGCCACATGAATTGGCAGGCCTCGTCTTCGGCCCCGTCCAGCAGCAATTGGAGCTTGGCGTCATCCCAGTCGTGGATCACATCAAGGAAGGACTTTGCTGTATCAAGCGGGATCATGCTCATTCAGCACTTCCTCCAGCGGGCGTCGAGCGAAGCAGGTCAGCGCTGTTTCGCGAGTGCAATTGATGATCTCGATTGTCGGGTTGTTGCGCTTCAGGCGCTCGAACTCGGACGGCCATTCGGCGATCTTGCCGGCGCTCCCGAGCCCTTTCGGGTGGTCGCCGTGCCAGTGCGATTGCCCATTGGTTTTCTGCATGTCATAGCCCAGCAGGATGATGCGTTTAGCACCCCTGGCGATGGCCAAGGAAACTGCGCCGCCGCCTGAGTTCCTGTAGTGCTCGATGCGCGCCGTCTTTATTCCGAAGGGATTGGCGCTCAGTGTCAGAAGCTCACCACAGAAGTTTGCTTTAGCCTCGGCGGCGTATCTCTCCCACCAGGCCTTATCCATTGCCCACAGTGCATCAGCCCATGGGGTCAGTCGGAACGTTGTGTTCGTGCAGATGGCCGCCCTCTGCGGCGAGGAGTCCCGCCATTCTCTGACTCGTTCGCAGTCTTCTGCTGTGAGGCTGGGGCCACTTGCGAGGCAGACAGCGACTCGCCAGCCACAGGCTTTGGGATCTCTGATTCCACAATCTGGCAAAGACCGCGCGCCGCCAACTGGCGAGCCAGATGCTCGGATGCAAGGTATGCATCACCACCAGCCTTTCTCACGCGACCGCCGTCCAGGTATGAGCGAATTGGCTTGATCATTACGTCAGGCATAACCACCTCAAAGAAAGAGGGGCCGGTCTCCCGGCCCCTTCCAGTCAGCTGGCGGTCAGCGAACCAGCCACGAAAGCCTCGGGGCGATAGACCGCGAAGGCCAGCCGCTCCTCAGCGCGGATGGTGACCATGTTGTTCTCGAAGTCCTTGTCGTTCTCGGTGGAGACCAGAACCTCGATATCCATGCGGTCGAAGATCTGGGCGCCGAGCGAGAACGCTCCGGTCAGGAACTCGTCCTGAGTGATGGCCTGGGTTTCCACCACCGGCAGACGCCAGAGGGTCGGAGTGGTGCCGTTCTGCGGGCTGCCGATGATGTAGCGGTTCTCGGCGTCCTTGGTCAGCTCGATCAGCGCCCAGTCGATGGGGTTGAGCACGATACCGCTGGCCGGGAACTCGGCCAGTTGCGCCTGAAGGATCGCCAGGCGGATGCGGTCGATTCGCTGTTCGGCAGTCACCACTACGCCGCTCGGCGGCGCGTAGGCCTGCGCCTGCGGAATGATGCCGTGCAGATTTGCACCGGTTCCGTTTCCATAGAGCAGTTGACCTTCTTCGACCAGCATCAGGCCGTAACGAGCGCGCGCATCGATGTAGCTCTGCAAGGCCGAAGCGTCGTCCAGGATCTGGCGACTTGCCTTGAACAGGTGTGCGATGGTGCGAACCGGCGCGTTTTCCAGTTCGAAGGTGAGGTCGGAGTACGGCTTCTGGGTGCTTTCCGAAACAGGAGCGGCATTGTTGACGAAGCCGGTTTCGCGGACGTACTCGACGGAGTTCGACTCAGTGGTGCCAGGCGCAACCAGGTCTCGGATGGTCAGTCGACGCTGCGGCGCGGCAACGACACCGGGGCGACGATCAGGAGCAACCAGGGCGCCGCCAGAGCTGTCGATGGAGGTGATGGCCGAGCGCGGCATGGATACGCGATGCGAACCGCGCAGGGAGCTGGTTACACCCTGCTCTTTCAGGCTCTCTGCCACCATTTGGCCGACGGTCTTCGGTGCTTCTTCGCCGCCGTCACGCTTCTCGTTGGCCAGCATGGCTTGTTCCGCGGCGCTCAGTCGTGCTTGCAGTTCGCCCTGAGCAGTCAGCAGTTCGTCGACCTTGGCGCGGGTTTCCTTGTTCATCTCGCCGAAGTTGGCGATCTGGGTGTTGACCTGTTCGGCCTGGGACTTGATCTGGTCCCCAACCTGCTTGAGGCTGGCGTTCAGTTCGCCGATTTGTTTTTCGAAGTCGCTCATTGCGATTCTCCTTGGAGGAATTTGGTGATGTCTTGTGCTGCCCGTAGTGCAGCGGAGAGGTCAGGAGCGACAGCGCCAGGCATATCGGTCGGGGTGTCACCACCCCCGCCAGCAGCGCCAAGCATGCTGGTCTTGAAGTCGTTGATGAGTTCATTGCGCTGGCTTCGCGGCATGCCGCTGCGAGCCAGGGCGGCATCCATTCGGCGCTTGGCCAGGATGGCTTCACTGCGGTTGCTGGGAGCGCTGGATATCTCGTCGGACTCCAGGAAGGCATCTGCCCACCCCTTGTCGACGGCTTCGCGCCCACCGATCCAGGTCTCGGCGTCCATCTGCTTCACGATGTCGTCGATGTCGATTCCCGTGCGCTGTGCGTAAATGTCAGCCAGCGTCATGTCGAATGGCTCCAGCCAATCGGCGATCTCGCGGAGATCATTCCGATTGCCCATGGCGATCAGCCAGGCGTTGTGGATCATCAGGAAGGCGGCGCGGCCGATGCGGATTTCATCCCCCGCCATGGCGATGAAAGAGGCGGCAGAGGCAGCCAGGCCGATGATGTTCACCGTGACCTTGCCCTTGTGCTCGCGCAGCAGGTTGTAAATGGCCAGGCCTTCGAATACGTCGCCGCCGGGGCTGTTGATGTTCACGGTCACATCGACATCGTTGCCGATGGAGCGCAGAGCGCCAGCAATGCGTTTTGCCGTGACACCTTCACCGGTCCACCAGTCGTAGCCAATCGGCTCGTAGATGGTGATCGTGGAGTCCGGGTTATCGCCAGAAGCTGCTCGAAGCTCAGGACGCCATGCATCTAGCGCTTTGGGCGCCAGGTCGCACTGGACGCCCGAGCGCGGGCGAGCCTCCGGCGCTGCCGGAAGATTTCGCAGAGTCATGGGTTACTCCTGTGTTTCTTCGAAGTCGGGCCCAGGAACTTTCAGTCCTGCACCATGCTGATTTACGAGTTGTCGCGCTTCGTCGGCGGTGATCATCTTCCCAACGCCGAGGTAGGCCTTTTGAACCGCCTCTACGGCGGAGAGCTTTCTTTCGCTGCCCCCCCCAGTTGATCTAGGGGAACCAGGTTGGACTGGACGGTGAGAATGTCTCCGCCGGGGAGTTCTGGCAGGTTCTCTTTCCGGCGACCTTCGTTGCGGGTCATGAAACCGTTTTGCGCCATGGTGCTGTACCAGGCAGCGCGACCAGCGCTATCAGCCTTCAGGAACCCCTCAAGAGAGAACTCGGCGTAATAGCGAATCCGCTCGGGCGCAGTTAGCAGCCGCTTATTGACGCACTGCTGAATCTGATTGGTGATCGAACTGATCGAGAATGTCAGGAACGCGAGCATCTGCTGTTCAAGCCCTGTCCCCCAGTTGCTCCCCTTGTCGGTCTGGCCAATCATCCAGGGCGGCACCCCGAACCATCTGCAAATCTCGATCACGCCATGCTCTCGCGTCTCCAGCAACTGAGCATCGACCGGATTGATGCCGATGGTTTCAGGGGTAATCCCCTGCTCCAGAACCGGGGATCTTCCGGAGTTCATCGCGCCCGATACGGACTTCACATACTCCCTGAACTCCTCCCGCTGCGCAGGCTGGAGAATGCGGTCAACCTTGAAGGCGACCGTGGGTAGAAGTCCGTTTTTGAATGTGCCGTTGGCTGCATCCTCCGCCGACATGACCGAACCGAAGACATCAACGCCGTACCGGATTGCAGAAAGACCAATTCGACCATCCAGCGTGAACGCCGGGATGTGCAGCATGTTTGTGCGCTCGATCTCTCTACGGGCACCCTTCTTTGGCGTGTAGAAGTACTTCAGCCGACCGTTGTCATCACACTCCAGGTCGACCCTCGATGGAAGCAGGAAGTCCAGCGCAGCAGGCCTACCGGCAGCACGACGAATCTCCGCGTATGCGTTCCCCCAAAGCAGCATCGATGCGACCATGGCCTGCCAGAACTGGAAGGCCGTCATGTCGTCGTTGGGGCTGTTGTGAACAACATCGTAGAGCGGGAACGACCGAGCATCGACTCTGCTTCCGTCCGCTTTCCGCTCGTACACTCCAAGCGGAAGACCGGCGACAGAAGTAGAGATCAAGCGAACGCAAGCCCATACCGCAGACAGCTTCATTGCCTTGTCGACAGTGACCTTTTTCCCGCTAGACGACTCTCGCCACAGGAACTGCGACCAGAACGCGCCATCTGTCAGGCGGATGGTCTTATCCCCCCAACCGAACAATGAAGACCTGGGCGCAGACGTAGCACTGCTCAGGACTTTTCCGAGACTCTTACTCACTGGTCAGCCCCTTGCGAATGAACGCCGCTATGGCGAACGCCGACGCCGCACCGGAAATGAGCGCCCAGCCGAGCCCCAGCAGCACGAAGGTTCCGGCTACGAAAAGAGCCAGACCAAGGACGCCGAAGAAGAGGTAGAGGCCAGTAGCGATGTTCATGCGATGATCGGGTTCCGTATGGCGTTCATGAAGTCGTCGCCGTCATCAACGCCGGCAACCAGGGCGCGCCCCATAGCCATGATCAAGGTCTGCGGACCATCAATCTTGCAGTTGGGGTCGTTGTCGTTTTCCTTGCGCGGGTAGATGTTTTCCTTGGCGTCGAGCCTTGCCGCCACGTTCCCCATCATCCAGGTCATGACTGGGTTTCCGTCATGCCAGAGATTCCGCGCTATTACCCTCGCCTCCACTTCCTTCATCGGGTCGCTCATGTTCTTCACCGTCTGGTTGAAGTCCACGACCGGGATTGAGGTGTTGGAGAGTCGGGTAATCAGGTAGTTGGCCTGCCAGTCGTCGAAGGCAACATCCTGCAAGTCGACCTGCTTTGCCAGATCTAGGATGTCCGCCTCGATGAATGCGTAATCGGTCATGCTCCCTGGAGTCAGGATCAGGTGACCTTCAAGTGCGAAGTTCTGATATTTCTCGTTCTCCTCGGCCGCAGCTTCGGGGGCATAGAACCGCGGGATGCAGTAGAACTGACCAGCTTTCTCGAACAGCATTACCAGGGCGGCCACGTCTTTCTTACTCGCCAGGTCCAAAGCCATCCAGCAGCGGTAGCCGGCCATGTCCGCAATCGTGAAGTCGCGCTTCTGTCGCTGCCAGGCCAGCATGTTCATCCAGGCCGTCCTGGCCCCCACCCACTGGTTCAGATGCTTGGTGCGGAAGGCGTTCTGCTTCGACGCCGAACGCTTGGCCTGTTGGAGCTGGGCCAGGAGGAAGTCAGGGAAGACCGACACTCCGTAATTCGGATTGGCCTTGATCAGGCTGGCCGGGTCATCCCACGGGTCATCCTCGTCGATCGTGTAGATGATCCCGAAAATCGTCTCATCGATCGTCTGACCCTCGAGAATGCGGATCACATCCCGTCGCTTCTCGTAGCAGGGTCCGCCGAGATTCGATCCCGCCGTCGTGATGATCGACAGCAATGGCTGTTCTCGTGCCCCCATGCCGGTCTGCATGGTGTCAACCAGGGCATCCGTGTCGTGTTCGTGGTACTCGTCCACCAGGGCCGCATGGGGACTTGCACCGTCCCCTGGGTTGCCGATCACCGTCTCGAACTTCGACATATCCTCCATGACGAACATGGGGCCAGGGTTCTTCTGGTTGCCAGAAAGCTCGATACCGAATCGGTTACGCAGGTTCTCCAGCTTGTGCGCCATCATCCACGCCGGACGGAAAACCTCGAAGGCCTGCTTCTCGGTGGTGGCGCCGGAGTAGACCTCGGCCCCCGACTCGCCATCTGCGGCGAATAGGTAAATGCCTCGTGCGGCAAGACGGGCCGACTTCCCGTTCTTCCTGGGAACCTCTTCGTAGGCCTCGCGGAACCTGCGCTTGCCGGTGTCCTTCTTCACCCAGCCGAAGATGTTGGCCTCGATGAATACCTGCCAAGGCTCGAACACTAGCTTCGACTTCGAAGCACTCCATTTGCCTTTGGTGTGAGGCATGAGCTGCATGAACTTGACAGCACGATCTGCCCTGGCCTCATCGAAAACGTATGGCCAATCGTCATCGCCCTGGCGGTCCAAGTTATTCAGGAAGCGCTGGCATGCAAGCTTCACATACCGGCACGCAACGATAGCCCCACCCACGACATCGCTAGCGTACTGTCGCGCAATGTCGCTGGGGGTCATCTCAGAAATCCTCGAACTCGTCCTTCTCCTTCGGCTTTTCCAGGCCGAACTTCTGGCGGTCGGACGGCGTTAGTCCAAGCCGGGCCAGGTTTCCGATCAGATGGGTGTACTTGCCAACCGCGAACTCTGTCGGGTTGGCACGGTATTCAGCGAGCAGGTTCGCGGTGACCTCCAGGATGATCCGGTCCGATCCCGTCAGAACGCCCTTGATCGACTGAGCGCACAACTCTTTCCATGCAAGACGAGCGGGGCCTTGCAGATGGATGGGCGCTTCGCCGACCTCCCCCTCTCCCTTTGCCGACTCCTGCCGGTAGCGCTGGGGGTTTTTCTTATCGGCGCCTTTGAACTTGGCGACGACATCTGGCTGTTTGTGTCGTGCCATCTTGAAACCTAAATTCTGTGGAAATGGAAAGTGACTTGGGGGCGCGGTGTCCTAACGAAAAGTTCTAAGGTTTTGACCCGCCCCACTCCTATAAATGAGACTTTTTCTCATTTAACTCGATTTTTCGGTCAAACCGCACGAATCCAGTGAAAACCACTGCCATTATTCGTGAATATCTCGAATCGTCGCGTCCAATCGCTGGGAGATCCCGACTATTACCTAGATGCCGCCGACTCCCTCGCCGTCTTCCTCGCATGACACGGGTAGCCAGCAATAGCCATCAGGTTGGCGTCATCGTCTGTGCCGCCCTGGCTCAGCGGGATGATGTGGTCCACCTCTGTGGCGATCCTCTTCACCCCCTTGCACTCTGGGCACTGGCACATGTAGCCATCCCGCTTGAGGATGCGCTCTCGCTTGCGACGCCATGGCCTGCCACCACGTCCGTTCCCCCATGCCTTGTCCTCTACCTCGTGCTTGGTCACTCCCTTGGCCTTGGGCTTGGTGTGACGCTGAGGGAGGTCAGGCACTTCCGGATACCTGATTGCAGGCCGCCTGATCCGGAGGGTTCCAGCCTTGCCGCCTAGCTTGTGCCGGTCTGAGGAACGAGAGCTTTCCGCCTTGCCATTCATCAGGATGGAGCGCCAGCAGTCCGGAGCGCAGCAGAGGCTCGAGAACCTTCATGGCACTCACTACCTCGCCGCTGTACCCAGCAATGTCATCAGGCGTCCAGGGCCGATTGGGGTTGACCTCGACTCCTGCAGGGATCGGGTGACTGTTCATGAGGGATTTCCTTCATCAGACATCCCGATGAGCCTTGCGACCATCAGGGCTTCGGCAAAATCATTTGCGTTGGCATCTCGCCAACGGGAGAGCCCGCATACGTGGTAGATCAACTCCCGGCCAGGGAGGGGGCTTTCGGGGCGCTCGATCTTGTAGCGAACCTGGACAACCAGCTTGCCGAACCATCCGCGACGGACTCGAACAGCAGCTATCTGGGTTTCCCTGGCGGAGCCCATAAACGTCGACATCATCGCTCCCCTGGCGGTGTTGCCAAAAGGCTATTACTGCGTACCGGCTGATGCCCTTGAATCGGTGTTCCATCCAGATAACTGGTCGGCATGGCGTCAGGATCCTCGCCATCTTCGGCGAGAGCCTGGATCAGGAGGAGCAATAGCTGATTGGTCTTGCGCTGCTCATCGAGGAGGTCGCGCAGAATGATTCGAATCTCTTCTCCGGATTCAGTCATCGCTACCTCCAGATCGCTTCGGCTTGGCGGCCACAGCAGAGGCCGCGCGCTCCATGGCAACTCGGGCCCACTTCTTGGCCCATTCACGCGTCTTGTTACAGAAGGTGCACTTGGTCATCAGCTGCGCCTTCCCTTAATTGCCTCAAGATACGCATCGTATGAGATGCGCGACTCCATCTCTTCGCCGCAGAGCCTCACCCGCTTGTTAACGAGTGCGAACGTGACCGTGACGGTTGGCACGAGACCATCGTTGCTGACGCTCAACGAAAGCTGGCCAGGGAGCGGCTTCCCGTTGCTGTCACACAAAATCAGGCATGTGCCAGTGTTCTTCAGTAGAAGCGGAGCATCCATCAGTACACCCTCAGAATGTGGGCCAGGTTCCCCCGAGCGCGACAGACAAGGCCGAGCAGGATTGCCAGGACCAGGGTCAGCCAGGGGGAGACAGGATTCAGTCTGTAGCCGTGGAGTGCATCGAGCATCACGCTCAGGGCGAAACACCCACTACCAACGCACAGCAGGTATGCGAGCCAGGACACTCCCCGGCGATACCTCGCGCCTTGCCGGCGGTATGTCGCCAGCCTCATGCAGATGGCGCCGCAAATCATCGCGGCTACCAGAGTCCAAGGGTCAACCATTACGACCTCCAAAGCGGTCCGCTATGAAGCGGAGCCAACCAGGCGTCTTCCCCCCCTGCACCCACTCCAACAAGCTGGTGCCCACTGCGACGCAGAACAATGCCCCACCAAAGGCGACCAGGCCCGATGTTCTTGCCCACTCCCGCCCGATGACTTCGCCGGCGACGTAGTAGCCAACGATCCAGGACGCAGCGAAGTAACCAAGGCGAGCCCAGGCCGAGATGTCCTTGGCATACACCACGAAGAAGATAGCCCCAGCAAAAGCCCCGATCACTGCATTGGCATCAATGCCAGGGATCAACGCAGACGCACCAATACCGACCAGGCCGGCGACTGCTACCGCACCACTCGGCTCGGCCATATTCAAGTACTCCAGATGCAGAAAAGCCCAGGTCATTGCCTGGGCCTTGTAGTGTGGCTCTCACGAAGAAAAGACCCGCTCATGGGCGGGTATGGCCCCGTGCTATCCTCGTGATTCCTACACCACGAAACAGGACGGACCCATGGCAAACTTCATTGTCACGTTTCAAATCAAGGCTGATGACACCTACCAGTCTCGGTATAGTTCCTTCAAGAAGAAGATCAATGAGCTAACCAGCTACAAACACTGGGATGAAACGACTTCTTTCTACTGCTTCGAACTGGACTACACGGCGCAAAGGCTTTGCTCTGAGCTGTACACCGGCAGCGAGTTCAACGCAACCAAAGACATAATGGTGGTCATCGATGTGTCCAATCGAGAGAAGGCCACGAAAGGTCCGATCCAGTATCCTGCACTGCTCGACGCCTACCTCGGTTTCTAGTTAGGTCCGCCCAGCACCGAGGATCTGCGACTCGATCTCAGCTACACGATGCTCATATTGGGAAAGTGTCTCTCGGTTAAGTCGCAGGTCTTCAGCCAGCCTACGTTCTTGGGCAGCCGCCAAAGCATACAACCCCTCAACCTCAGCCAGCTTTGCTTCTTGAGCAATGACAGACTCCACAGCTTGCCGGTATTCGCTTTTCATGTACTTCTCCGCGCGCAGGGTTAAGCCGCTCAGCACTTGAGTACGAGGGCCTGGCGTCGAATGGGATGAATTGAATTTGGAGCGGCTCGCGGGACTTGAACCCGCAACATCTGACTTGGAATGACGGCGCTCTGCCAGTTGAGCTAGAGCCGCAGAATAGGTGCCGGACTAGCCGGCGTCACGCCCGCAGAGCAAGGAGCCGGAGCTTTCGCCTTGATCACCAGTGGTGTGTCCAAGGCGATCCCGGAGTATTAGGTCGCGGTAGGGCCGGGCACCCACCTTTGACCATCCTCGGCCGCGTAGTCGCAACCCAGAAGGATTTGGTAGCAAGGGCTGACTTATGCGCTAGGTGCTGGTTTGTGGCGGCGCGCATGCGTCCTGATTCGGTGGCAGTTTGCACAGACTAGATCGCATTTCGCTATTTCCTCTAACAGCTTTTTCATGCTGTGAGGGCTGGCAACAAGATTCGCAACATTATCAATCTTCAACTCACCTTCGCGGTGATCGAAGTCCATCACGAATGGCGGGAAGCTATGGCCGCAATCGCCGCACGGATGGCTTTTAAGGTCGTCAACCAGCTTTCTAAAATCATCCTTGAGTGCTGACTTTCTGGCTTTCGCCCGTCGCACATACGCCTCTTTATTTCTCTGGTAGTGCAGCTTTGTAGCGAAAGCCTTACAGGCGTTGCATTGGGAATGCCGACGACCTTGACCTCTGAGAGGGAATTGGGCCAATGGTTTTAGGGCGCCGCACTTGGTGCACTCCTTCTCCATCTACCACTTCTCCACCCTGCGTCGAAACAAAAAGCCCCGGCAGATGCCAGGGCTTCAGAGTTACCGATCCTCATAACGCGCAAGATCGGCAGGATGGGGAAATATTCGCTCAAACGCTCACTGATTGCAAGTCCTACGCAGCCTCTCCGACGATGATGCCCTCCTCCATCAGGATTTCACCCGCATCGAGCTCTGCCTCCTTGAGCATTTCGTTCAGCACACTGTGAATTCCTGACCTCCAGCGTCGCCTCGTCTGTTCGGGGCGGCCTTCAGATTCCCAGTTGTTCATGTCGTAGAACACGGCGTCGAGAATGATCATGTCGGTAGAGCGCTTGCCTTCTACCCCCTTCAGCTTGGGGATAGCCCAGGTATAGACTGCCATTCCGAGGAATCTGCGCGGCGCCGGAGTGGCGATCAGGGGGATAAGCGCCTCGATTGCGGCCTTCTTCTTCTCGCGGTGAGTGCTGTACTTGGCCACAAGCGCATTCCAGTGCCGCGGCTTGAGCTGGCTGTGCAGCCGGGCGTGCACCCAGCAATCAGCGTCTATGCGCTTGATGCCTGAAGTGTTCGAGCCCCTGATCAGCCCAGCTAAACCCTCACTGTCGGCATACCCTGGCTGGTAGAGCTTCTGCCAGGCTTGCTTTGCAGTGTTGTCGATGGTTTCCGCCGCCAGGGCAGAGACGACTGCCGACCGAATGCTGGTGTAGATCATGCTTCCCCCTTAATCAGCCCATATTCACGAAGGATTGCCCACTGCTGGGCGATGTATTCCGCCAGCGTCATGCAGGTTTCGCTTGCTTGCTGAACGCGAAGCCGAGGATGAAGGCCTGAACCATGAACGAAGAAGCCGCGAGAAGCGGATGACCACTGAAGATCAGGGCATAGAGGTAGAAAACCGAAGCCGGGATTCTGATCCATGCCCCCTTCCGAATTTTCTCTGCGACGTCGCATTTGACCTGACCGGTGAGAACGACAATCCAGGACAGCACATTAGCCGCGGCGCACACGTAGAAGGCGAACTGCGACAACTGCACCACTCCCGAGATCAGGGAGAAGCTCAGCGCTAGGCTGATAACGATCGAAATGATGGTTTGCATTAGGCGGTCTTCCTCTTCAGTTCTCGCACCCAGGCCCGGAACTTGGCCTTTCCGTTGTGCGTCAATTTCGGGGCAAAGAGCGCGTCGAAGTCGGACATGCCGGCGGCCTTCCTGCGAAGGATGGTGTGTCCGCTTACCTTCACGCGCGGATCTCTAGCCCAGTTGGTTGCTGTATCGCGCCTTCCCTCGAACTCGATTAGTCCGACCTGGCTGCGCGACTCGTACGACTCCGGTCGAAATCCGCGCTTCACGTTGCAGCCACGGCAGAGAATTCGGAGGTTTCCCTCGGCATTGTTCTGGCGATCATCGTCCTTGTGATCGACATGGCAGGTTGCCCAGGTCTCAGCCTTCCCGCACAGCTCGCACGGCCGGCAGTCAGACCCTGCGATCGCCCACATCACTTGTCGATGCTCGAAGACATACCCTCCCTTGTCAGCGAGGGCATGGCCTGGTTCGAATATCCGAACGTATCCATTTGGCGTAATGATTCGCTGCTGGCGGCTGCTCAGCCTCTTGGCTACCGAGCCATTTCTCCGCATCCGGAAGTAGTGCATCTGGCAGAGCTGGGCTGTCTTGTATTGGGCATCACGCCCGCATCCATCTACGCGGCACTGCATTTGCGTCGAGCCTCCAGCCGGCGAATTTTCTTGGAGAAGACAGCCTTCAGGCGCTTCAGGTAGGGGATGTCATGACGGGCAACAGAGTTGTCACTTTCCAGTCGATCAACCTTGGCCTGGCCAATCTTCTCAATCAGGCGCGGCCGGTAGGCCATCAAATTCCCGCTCAGGTGGTTGTTACAGGCACTGCAGGACTTATTCATATTCCAAAGGTTGAAGCGGAGCTGAGGTGCTGCCCCAACACTACGGAAATGCGAGCAATGCCACTGGCCGCCCCACGTGGCGGGCTTGTCGCAACTAACGCAACCGAGATGATCATCACGGAGCCGGACGTAGCGATTGATTACCGCCTGAGCCTCGCGCAGGTGATCCGCCCTGCTCTTCAACCGCTCCTTCCGAACCTTGATCTCCCTCCGCTCGCGGTCGGCGATGGCCTTTCTCGCCGGCTTTGAGTGCTTGTCCTTGATGGCCAGGGCGCAGGCTGGCGAGCAGACCTTTTGCGTGCTGCTGAAGCGAGGGGTGAACTCCTGGCTGCATGCAGGGTTCTGGCACTTTTTCAGTTTCGGCTTTGCCTCAATCACAGCCGCCTCCTCGACTCTCGCTCTACCTCTTCCTTGAAACGCCGAAACCTGCGCTGATATTCCTCGAAGGACGAGTCACGACGCTGGCAGTAGATGGTTATGCCAGCGAATACCACGAACAGGGCGAAGAAGATGGATGCCTCAATGACAAGTTCACCGCTCATGCCTCGACCTCCTTCGCCTTCTGCTGCTCGGGCTGGAAGTCGCCGCGCAGGGGCATGAGATACCGTTCAGGTATGTAGAGCCGGTCTCCTTCATGGAGCACCCACCAAGCTGGCCGAATCACCTGAAAGGTCTGGCCGTCTTCGGCAAACAGATCACCAGGGGCAAGTCGAGACATCAACTCGACTACCACTCCCGCACTGATGCAGCTGGGGATGTCTTGCAGATTAAGAGCGAGATCGCCAGGCTTGAACTTGCTCATGCGAAAGTCCCCATCTGATCAGCCGCCGCCATGGCGTCAGCCTCGGTTTCGAAGTGAGAGGAAAGGACCAGCCGCCAGCAGGCCGCGAACACATCCCGATAGAGAGGCTCAAAGGCCGTATCGTCCATGCTGGCCCAGCTGATCGACTTGGCTTCCTTGCGAACGCCGTCAGGCGTGTGGATCAGGTGGAAGTGCCCGGCCTCGATGGTGATCCACTCCCGGAAAGCCTCTCGGCTCTTCTCGACTGCGGGGAAGCGGTCGGCGCGATCAGCCTCAAGCTTGGCGATATACGCAGCGACGGCGTTCTGCAACTGGCCAGGGCGGCCATTCAGATCCTCGAAGTACTTGGCAAGCCCGCGGATACCGCGCATCTCCTGGCGCGGCACCAGCCCGCCTTTCGGCTCCCAGTACTCCCACGCCAAATCCAGCATCGCGAAGAACTTCCCGTGGAATTTGGCGTTGCGCATCCGAGTGAATTTTCCATGGACGACCTGGCCGGCCTTCCACTTCTGGACAGTTTCACGGTCAGCCTCGGTGGCCGGAACCAATCCCTGGGCGGTACGGATAAGGGCGAGTTCAGCCACGGCCTACCCTCCCCTGGAACCAAACTTTATCGGGCGTGATGCCAGGGATCATCTCTGCGCGACGGCGAAGAACTTCTGCCCGCTCATGCGGGACTCCGGTCCGATCAGAAACCCCGTTGCGATAGCCATGCATGTAGGCAGCCGTCGAGCGCTGGGCGCGCAGGCCGTCCTTGCCGGCCATGTAGCCCTGAACCATTTCCCAATCGGCGTCCGAGTACATGTCCGGCTTGCGATAGTTCGGCATCACTCGACCTCCTCCGGCTTGGCGCCGGGAACCTCAGAACTGCAAGCAGCTGGCGGCCAGTGCCCCTTGTCCTCGAGCAGGTCCACGCACAGCGCGACGCACGCATCGCAGATAAGCGCCGATGGGCCTTTGATGAGAGCCTTGAGGTCGTGCTCGGACTCTCCGCAGAACGAGCAATAGTGAGTTTTCTCGCTCATTACACAGCCCTCCGCTCAGCCCGTTCAGCGCAGTCCCGGCATTTACGAACGCCAGGGATGATCGAACGCCGCGCTACCGGGATCTCCTCGCCGCAGTCTTCACATTCGGACAGGCTCTCGCCGACGTACTTGACTCGGGAGTACAGGCGTTCAGCGAGTTCACGCTCGGCGTAATCGTTGGCGATGTCTACGATATCCATGTCACTCGCCCTCCCCTTGCAGGCTCTTCAGCAGTGCCTTGAGTTGGCGATAGCTTTCCATCGACTTGGCGCTCGATTCGCGCTCCTGCTCGACTGCCAGCGCGACGTCCTCGATGCGATCAGACAGGCGCTTCATGTGCTCGGCCATGCCGGCGAGCTCGTTTGCCAGTTCGCCTAGCATCTCCAGCGGGGAGGCGGAGCGCTTCGGCTCGGACTGGGTTTCGATCTTCTTCGCGGGCTCCGCCATCTTCGGCTCCTGATGCTTGGTCTTTTTCTCGACTTGGATTCGTTGGTAGTGGTCAGTACCAGTGCGGCGGATCAGTCCGGAATCGACTAGATCGCGCAGGCAGCCCTGGACAATCCGAACGTCCGGCGTGCTTCCGGTCATGTTGCGAAGTGCGGTGAGCACCTGGAACGAACGCCAGGGCTCAGAGATCGGTACGCACTCGTAGACCTTCTTCGCGATTCCGGTCTGGCCCTGCATGAGGGATTCCTGTTTTGCGGGAGTCACTGTTCAACCCTCCCCTCCGGCCAAATGCTCTTCACGACATCAACCGGGTCGCAGTCTTCCATCAAGATCATCGTGAACGCCGGGCGACCCGGCAGAACTACCTTCCAGCAGCGCTTCATGCGGCCTCCTGATCGGCTTGTTGTTGGGTGATTCCGGAAAATTCAATCCACTGGCGAGGCTTGTGCCCTTCGCGCTCCATGTACTGAGCTGACGCTGGGTCAAACCAGAGCGGAATGGTTTCCTCGATGCCGGTGAGGCGCTGCTTTGTGATGACCATCTTCACGTCGGAGTGAGATGCGTAGTACGCGCGGTCCTCTTCGCTTCCGTCCTTCATCGCGACCTCTTTCTTCTTGTTGCGCCAAACGGTGATCACGTTGTCGGCCAGGTCGGTGAGGATTGCGCCACCTCGAACGTCGAGTTTCCCCGGCAACTTGGTCTCGTCGTCAGCCTTGCGCGGGTGGGCAACCAGATGGACGTGGACGCCCATTTCATGGGCAAAGCCAACGATGGCTTCCATGGCCTGCTTCTGACCGTTGTAGTCGTCCTCGGCCATGCCAAGCTTCGCCAAGCTGTCGACTACGAATTGCTTCACTCCGTACCGCCGCGCGGCGTAGCGGAAGGTGTCGATCATCTCGGCGGTATTGGCCGAACCCATCTGGTTGTAGATCCACAACCGGCCCCCCAGAAAATCCAGGATCGCGTGGATGTATCCGCGGGATGGCAGGTTCATTCCTGCCGCCTGGCGAACCATGCGTTGCAAGGTGCGCTTGGCCGGCATCTCCATTGAGGCGATGCAGAATTTCTCCCCCTGCCTCATTCCGTGGAAGGCCAGGTAGTTCAGAAGCTGGGATTTCCCGTGACCGCTCCAGCCGGTCCAGATAGTGACCTCACTGTCGCGGAACCGAATGGTGTCGTGAGACTTCTCCCACGGGGTCGCCATCCCCATTACTACCGGGTTGCGCTCAAAGAACTCGGCACAAACGTCATCGGCGAAGGTTTCGGCTCCTACCAGTTTCTCCGGATCAAGGGTCTTGGCCTTGGCGTAGCAGTCGTCAATGTCGTCTCGTGTGTAGAACAGGGCATCCAGGGCTTCGTTGAAGTCCTTACATCCCAGGTCCAGGATGCGGCAGCGCTCACGCCCCAGGCGCTTGATCAGTTCCTCGGTCGCCTGTTTCCCGGCCTCGTCGTTGTCCATGGAGAGGTAGATCACATCGAACCGGGAGAGTCGCGAGTATTCGTGTTCGATCCACGCCTGTTTCTCACCCTTCCCGCCACCGAACGGAACCGACAAAGCTGGTCGGCCATACTGCCAGGCGGTCATGGCGTCGATCTCGCCCTCGGTGATGGTCACTTCTCGAGCGTCATCGGGAATCGCCTGCCAGCCGAACAGGCACGGTTCCGAATCCCTAGAAGCGAAGATTTTCTTCTTGCCGTTTTCGCGGTCGATGCACAGGGTCTTCCAGTGGATCAGGGCTCCATCACGCAGGAAGGGGAACACAATGTCGCGTCCCTTCTCGCCGATCTTGAATGCCGCGATGGTTTCCGGCTTGAGTCCACGGCCAGCGAGGTAAGCCATGACCGGAGACTCCTGGGCAGGCGCCTTGCACTTCGGTCGCTCCGGGCGAACATAGGATTTCTTGGATGGCGCATCGAGCTTGGGTTCAGCGATGCCCAGATAGGACTTAGCCTCGGTCAGCGCCGTACCCATGTCGCAACCACGAACAGCACGCCACAGGTCCAGCAGGTCTCCAGTTTCGCCTGTCGAGAAATCGCACCAGACACCTGCCTTCTCGCCCTTGAGGTGAACCCCAAGGCTCTGGCCCTTTTCACCATTCACGCTACCGACACGCCATTCCGAGCCTTCACGTTTCCCGCCGGGCAGCAGGTGGTGCGCAACGTCGATTACGCGATCGGCGAGGCGTTGGGCGATCTGCGAGGGAGTCATGCCAGCCCCCTGGAGCGCAGGTAGTCCCAGCGATACCCAGAGGCGCGGTCGTGGGTTTCATCGCTCAGGATGCGGCGCTTCTCGATCGGCAGATCGATATCTGCTTCGTGCCAGAAGTAACCCGGGAGCAACTTGCCGTCAGGGCCAAGCCCCTTGCGGATCGGATGGACGTTCGCCGGCTGCATGGCTTCCCGCCAGTGCTCGTTCGGGCCGAAGAACGTCGCGGCCTGCTTGACGTACTCGGTGCCGACCTTGCCCTTGGCGATCATCTCGGAGGCATAGGCCTGCACAGCGGCGTCAAGCGCCTCGGCGGTTACGCCCTCACGGATTCTCGCAGCCCAGGCCTTGTGGGCGGCCTTCTTGGAATTTCCACCAGCGCGCTTCGGGTACTTCGCCCAGCACGCCTCGAACTCTTGCGGGTAACCGCTCGAATCCTCGCCGCCCCCGGCAGGGGGGTTGGGGGGGTTATCTTTTGGTTCTTGGTTATTTGGTTTTGGTTCTTGGTTAGTTTTCGATCCGCTTTCTTCTTGCAACCCAGAAATAACCGGCTGGGTTTTCCCTGGGTTATTTTCGGGTTCCTGTTGGCTTTCTTCTCGCTTGCGCGGACGCCCGCCTTTCCTGCCGTTTTCAGCAGCTATGGTCGCCTTTTCGCGGTACTTGGCGATCACCTCATCGCAATGCTTGTGGCTCCAGCAGCCACCCTCTTCCACGAAGAATTCGTCGAGCACAGCAGCCACTTCAGCAACGCTTGAGCGCATGCGGATGACGCGCGCGATTGATTCAGCGGTGCCTTCAATGGCCTTTTCGCCGACGTAGTACAGGTCCAACAGGCGGCGATACGCCAGGTCCTCCAAAGGCTCCAAGTGGGCAGTGCGGAGCATGTAGTCGCCAGGATGGAACGGATAGAAGTTCATTCCTCGCCCTCCAGCGGATTGCGCATGTCTTCGCGCATGGAGGCGGCGAGGATGCAGAGATCGCTTGTGAACTGGTGGAGTTGATCCAGAGTGATGGTCACGACCTGATCACCTTGGCAGATGGCAATGGAGTTCTTCGCCGGACGAAGCTCCAAGGCGTTGTAAGTCAGCGTTCGAGGTTGCATAATTCACCTGTCACCTGATGTTGTTTTTCCACGCGTGATTCGGCTGCCACCGATCCACGCACCGACAAAGCCCTGTAGTAGTCGCTCAGGGCTTTGTTGTATCTGCGCCTCCACTCACTCGAACCCATTCCCGCCAGCTCTTCAGCAGCGTTAGCCATTGCGGCGTAGTCAGAGCTCGTGAGACGAGAGCACATAGTCACTTCGCCCTGTGCAGTTCGAGCACGGCCCGAACCTCTTCATGCCTGGCGGCCATGTGCTTGGCATGCAAGGCCAAAATCTCTTTCGCTTCGTCAGCGCTGATCTCCCCGTCCTCCAGGGCCAGAGCGATCATCTGATCAACCCGGCCACGCTTAACCGCTGTACGCAGCGAACGGTGGTGCAGGTCTACGTTGTCCAGATCGCCCGCTTCCGGCGTCCGCACAAACACTCCCCCGTACATCGCGCAGATGTAGTCCGGCAGATAGGAAGTCCCCATCTCCTGCTCCAGGACGTACAGGTCGCCGTCGCTCAGGGGCTTCACGCCCGCCGTTTCGTACATCTGGTTCTCCAGGCGCTTCAGCGGAATCCCCAGCCGCGCGGCAGCGCAATCGCGACCGCCCGGATAGGCATTGGCTACCGTGGTCATTACCTTTCTGCGGGTCTCTAGTACGGGCGTTTTCATGCTCTAGTTCTTCCCTTGAGGTCGGTGCTATACGCTGTCAGCCGTGAATTGAGGGAACGGCGAAAGCCAGCGCTTCGAATGTGGAGTCCGGCGCATCCGTGATAGCTTTCTGCTTCCACACGGAAAGGCCACGGAGGCCGGGCATGACTGATGAAATCGACAAGATCGTTGCGACGATCAACGCGCAGAAAGGCGAACTGATGGGTATCAACGCCTTCCTTATGGCAATGGCACGCTCGCTAACACCTGCGGAACTCGGGAGGGTTCTCGACGGGTTCGATAACGAAATTGCGCACATGCGATCGTTCTTGGCGTACTCGCAACTGCCGGACGAAGTCATTGGGGGTCTCGAGGGTTATGTGAAGACTTGGAACGCGATTCGAACGAGGCCAAACCAGTCTTGAGAGACTGCGCCCAGAAAGCGTCTCGGCTCTCCTCGTCATCCTTCAGCGCATTCTCGGCAGTCACTTTCTCTGGCCCGGCCAGAACCATTTCGCGGGCCAGCTCAAGGAAGCGCAGCGCATCCTCTTGGCTCATGCCCGAGTCGAACTGGATGTAGGCCGTTGGCCACTTGTCGATCAGCCGGATTTCACTGGAGCTCTTCCTCGACGACGTGGCGCCCAGGAAGTAGGCCATCGCCAACGAGGAACCAAAGATCAGGATTTGCATGAATTCGGTCATGGCTGGCCTCCCGGCCGGTAGATTGGTCGGGGTCAGGCAACGGCCTTGGAGGAATGAGACGGGAAAGCCTTAACCTCCTCAGCGGAATAGGTTCCGTCTGCGTTTTCGGTGACATAGATGTCACGCCCAACGCGCAAGGCCTTGTTCAATGCGCCCTGGGTCAACCCCAGCAGCGCAGCGGCCTTGGTCTGTCCCTTCTGGGCAGAAAATTCTTTGAGAGGAATGCGGTGCATAACCAAGGTCTCCATGGTTTATCCATGGATAAAGTATTGCCGGCGGTTATTTTAAAGTCAATGCCGGCGGCGATGGATACCTATCGCCTGCGGGAATACCCTTCGCACATGAGCGACAAGAAACGTGAAATCTCCCACTGGGAGAAAGAGGAATGCGCAAAGCTGAAAGCTGCGCTGGAAGAATTCAACGCCGGGAAATCTCGGAAGGACAGCCTTACCCAGGGGAAAATCGCCGAAGCTCTCGACATGAGTCAGGGGTCCGTGAGTTCCTATCTCAACGGGTACAACGCGCTCAATGCGAGGTTTGCTTCGTACGTTGCCTCGCAAATTGGGATTCGTATCGAGTCATTCAGTGAACGGCTGGCGGCGGAAGTTGGGGAGATGGCCAAGGCTGTACATGCAGAACCCGCAAAGGGGAATGTCATCCCTGCCGACTTTTCAAGGCAGAGGACAAAGAGCGGGTTCATTGTCGTCCCCCAATACGATATCGCTGCCTCCATGGGGAAAGGCCTGGCGCGCCCAGAATTTGATGTCGTTATCGACTCGATTGTCGCGAGCATCGATTACTTATCTCGCAACGTCAGGTACTCAGCGCCAGACAACCTCGCGCTAATCACGGGATATGGCGACAGCATGCAGCCTACGTTTTCGGACGGAGACATCCTTCTAGTCGATACCGGCATCACTGAGATAAAGATAGATGCCGTCTACGTTATGGCCCTGAAGGATGAGCTTTACATAAAGCGGATGCAGCGAAGGGCAGATGGCACCTTTCTGATGATCTCAGACAACAACGCATACCCACCAATCGAGGTATCCAGCGCCGAATTAAAAAGATTCCAGGTGCTCGCTAGGGTCCTGCTGGCCTGGAATGCGAAGAGACTGTGATGGACACCTGAGGTTCAAGGAGAGAAACGATGGTCGACTGGCACGCTGAATTTGGGGAAAGCCGAATTTTCCACGAGAAGCGCATAGACCGAAGGTCTGTTGATGCGCTCGCAGGACTGGCGGCTGGGATCACTGCTGATGGGCATATCAATCAGCAGGAGGCCGAGTTCCTACAGGATTGGATCGCTACGAACCTGGTCCATCTTGACGATCCAGTGACCAACCTCCTCTACAGGAGGCTCTCAGACATGCTTTCAGATGGTGTGTTAGACGCTGATGAGTCTGCCGAACTGCTTGAGATTCTTAGAGGCTTTGGTGGCCTCTCTGCTTCCAAGCCGAAACCAAGCGACAATGCCTTTACTCCATCGAACGCTCTTCCGCTCAACAATCCAGCTCCCAAGCTTGAGTGGTCGGGCCATCTCTACGTTTTCACTGGCGTCATGGTCTACGGCCCCAGAAAGCATTGCGAAGAGATCGTCGTCAACCGCGGCGGGGGAATAGCCTCAGGCATCAGCAAAAAGGTGCATTACCTGGTTGTCGGCGAGATAGGCAACGAGCAGTGGCTTCACAGCACCTACGGAACCAAGATCAAGCGAGCTGTCGAGTTGCGTGAGGAAGGCCATCCCATCGCGATCATCAGCGAGAAGCACTGGCAAGCCTCGATGTTCAACCTGGTCTAGGTGAGGCGAGGCGTCATCGCATATGGGCCGCAGGCTCACGAGCGCCGCATCATAGGCAAGGTCATCTGGCGGGGTGGGGATCTGTAGCTATGGGCAGATCATGGGGGAGTGAGTTGGCTTCCGATGGGGAGTGAGTGGCTAAAAAGAAAGAATGACTGTGACCATCGCTATTTGCAGTTCTAGTACAAGGAGGTGAACTTGATCCCGCTGTGGAACCACCAAGGAATTATCCCCCCTATCGACGAAAGCAATCCAACATCGCCGGTACGCGCCCCATACCAAACAGACGTGGTTCAGATAGTTGAGCGCTATGCAACTACGTTCGAGAGATGCGACGTGCTAGAAGGCTTTTTGTCTCATCGAGCGCAAATTCATAGGATGGGTATCGCCTCCGGCTTTCAATGGCTGGATGGAAGCTTCATGGAAAATGTGGAGCTTTTGGAGGGACGGCATCCGAATGATATGGATGTTGTTATGTTCGCTGACATTCCAAAGGCTGTTGAGCAGGCATTGCAGCCTCAAGATATTCAGATGCTTGTTGACAATCCCTGGATCAAGGAAAATTACAAGGTTGACTTCTACCTGCTCCCTTTGTCGGAGTCACCAGAAACGCTGATCGAAATGGCCGCATACTGGTACAGTATGTGGTCCCATAGAAGGTCTATGCAGTGGAAAGGCTTCTTGAGCGTCAGGCTCGAATCTGGGCTGGACCAGAACGCCTTAGACCTTTTGAGGGCCCGCCGGCAGGAGATCCAGCATGAACAGAACTGAATTCACCCATGCGCAAGCAGAAATCAGCTTCTTGGATCGAATTGCGCAAAAGCCTGGATTGAGCGACCTTGCTCGACTTTCGCTCGAATCCAGAAAAAATCAGGTTAGCGCTAGCCTACGAGATCCTGACCGCGGCGCTTTTGCTCCAGCAAAAGCCATCGTCACCTACCGCGGAGCGCCGGTCCACGGCGTCCACGGAATTGTTGCTGAATTCGGATCGGCTGCCACCACAAAATTTTCTGATGCGATAGCGGCAATAGCGGCCTCTTTAAGCGGCATCCTCAACGACTTTGGGCCCATTCCGAATAAGGCACAAAATCAGATCTTAATCACGGGCACAGCCTTGGGGTCGTTTGGCTTTGAGTTCGAAGAAGCTCCGGCTGCCGAGGCCCAGCTCCCGCTTGAGGGAACAACTCCTGTTTCCCAAGCGTTTGAGTTGGTTGCTGAATTACTCGAAGCATCGACAAAAGGTGATGAGGAACTATCAGAGCCTGCGTCAAGACTTGGCACTAGGGCTATCGCCATGGTGTCGGAATACTTGGATAAGCTGATTGCCTATGAGGCGTATTGCTCGGTCTCAACACAAGATCACATCTTCGCTTTCTCAAGTGTTGACCAGGTTCGAATTAGCAGGTCACGGCTTAGCACAGACAATATTACCGAAAGATTCGTTGAGTTCTCTGGAGAGTTCTTGGGCGTATTTCCTGCGGAGCGACGCTTCGAATTTAAAACGCAAGATGGAGAGGTGCTACACGGTCGTATCTCCGCTGACGTAGAGAACCCGGCAGAGATAAATACGCGCCTGAATCAACTATTCACCATCAAGTTAAATGCAAGAACTGTAGGCAAAGGTAGACCGCGTTATACGCTAACCGCTCGACCTTGGTGATCAGAACCAGAAGCCCCGCACCCGCGGGGCTTTTCGTCCCCGCCCGCCTTTGACAGATGCCCTCCGCCGGCCAAGAAAGACAGCCGTCCGACACAGGCCACGCCTCGATTCCCATGCGCCCTTTTCACATCAGCCGCGCATTTGATACATTGAGGCGTCCTTGAAGGCACAACACCGAAAGGACTAGGCCGCGCCGGAACCTTCCCCGGCGTGGCCTTTTCGTTCCTGCCCTTCCATCCCGGCTCTGCGCTGAGCTGACGACAGCCATGCCCAGGCGCTGAACTCGCCCCAGCGCTGCCCCTCCCGCCTGACACCGAATCCTGAGCCCGCCTAGCGCGGGCTTTTTCATGGGCGCGAGAAAATATATCTCCGCCGGTATTGACTTATGTATATCCGGCGGCGATAGTTAATCCATAGCCGCAGCCAATACGCGGCCCAGGCCACCGAGCCGACCGCTCTTTCACAACCCGCGCCATGAACGACTACCCGGCAACGCCGGTTAGGTCAGCCCGAGCTGTCTCCTGGCGGGCGAAAGAAATCCAGGGGAAACAACCAAGCCTGCCTCTACGGCGACCGGCGATCCGACAGGCCCGAAAGCCTGCCAACGCGCAGACCACTGCGACGGCGGACGAAGCGAAATGCTGAACCGAGCGAATGACCCGCATGCAGGTGCGGAGAAACAACGATTTCACTGGCTGGCCCTCCACCGAGGGCCAGACGGGAAGTCAACGAGGAGATAGGTCATGGCTCGCCAGAACGATATTGAAACCATTAAGGATTTGTTGCATCGCGGCGAACTCACTGCCGACCAAGCAAATGTCCAGATGGTTCGCAACGATCGGTTCCGCATGGTGATCAATTCGCTTCCTGCAAGTGTGCGCAAGGCTCTCAATGCTGCGGTGAAAACTGGTGAGCTTGGGCACATGAAGAAAGAGGGCCACAAGCCTGAATGCTATTTCCACCCTACCTTCAAATATCTGGCTGTTGAGGCCCGCAACAAGCGGGAGTGTGAAATCGCAAGAGCAAGCCGCAGTGCTTTGGCAAGCATGAGTGACATTGTGTCACTTGATTGATCGGATACCCAAGATTCCCTTCGCAAGAGGGGCATCGAGGAAGTCAACGCCCTGGAGGAGCAGAAAATGAATGAAAAATCCTCACATGCTGTACGCCAGTCACTTCGGATCCTCCGCAAGGAGAAAGACGATCGCGAGGCGCGCATTGAGTACCACGAAACGGTTGGAATGCTGCGCGGCCTGTACTACGGCGGTGAGATCGATTCGATGGAGCTAGTTGCGCTCACGCAACTCGCAGGAAACGCATACATCAACGCTGGGAAACCCTGGTAAGGAGACTGAAATGGCTCAGTTCAATGTCGATGCGCACCTGAGCAACGGCAAACGCCTGGATTGGATTGCTCTGCCGGAAGGCAACGAGACACCGGATGACGTGCTGATCAAGGTACGCCAGGCCGCCATGAAGAAGTTCGGCGACCTCATCTGGTTCAACCGCTGGGACCACGTTGTTGCCAGCAACGGCTACATCACCGTGCGGATGCATGCGTGATGTACGGAGTCGACCCGATGACAATCACTCACGAATGCGACCGGTGCAACGCGCCCGGTCGCGTGATCGAGACGTCCGACGGATTCCGCTGCGAGGGTTGCTACGAGGAGGCGCAGGAGCAGGTGCGCAGCGATGCGAGCTGCCCCGAGTGTGGGCGCCTGGGGGTGACGGCTACAGGAATTTGTTACGCCTGCGAGAACACTTGAGAACACTGCCACGGTTCGCCGGGGCATCACCGAGGAAAGGACATGACCAAGCAGCAAATCATCGCCGCGATTACCCAACTGGCCCACGACACCACCATCGCACCTGCCGAACGCCAGAAGCAGCTCGAAGACATCGAGTTCGCGGCGCAGGACCAGCGCGAGAAGCTGGAAGAACGGTACTCCGACGACTAACCCGCCGCCCTGCAGGTAGCAGGGCATCACCAGCTCCAACCCATTTGCCCATCCGGGCGCCCTATCGCCCAACCCAGGGCAAACCTAAAACGGAGAATCGCGATGGCGAGCAAGAAAAAGGCTGCGTCCGAAGAGGTCGTGACCGCTTACAAGGGGTTCAAGCAAGACCTGACCTGCCGCGGCTACCAGTTCGAGATCGGCGGCACCTACAAGCACGAGGGCGAAGTAGAGGCATGCGCCTCGGGCTTCCACTCCTGCGAGTACCCACTCGATGTTTTCGGCTACTACGCCCCAGGCGACAGCCGATTCGCCATCGTGAAGGCTTCGGGGCAACTGAGCCGTCACGACGATGACAGCAAGATCGCCAGCGCCACCCTGGTGGTGGAGGCGGAAATCAGCATGCCGACCATGATCTCGCGAGCCATCGACTGGATCATGGCTCGGTTGGACAGCTCGGTTGAGCAGACGGTGGCGGGCGACACCGCCAGCAACACCGGCTACCAGTCGGCAGCCAGCAACACCGGCAACCGCTCGGCAGCCAGCAACACCGGC